AAACAAACAAGAAAAAGAAGGAACAGCTGATACGTGAAATACAGCCTGAGAGTATGTCAAGAGGCAGCAAGATGATCAATCACGCCAATTATGGTGTGCGCGCTGTGCGTCTGCCCAATTTCTGGAAGGGGCGCACTTACTCAGAGACTACTCCCATCACTCTCAATGGACTAGCGGTGGTACGAGAGTCCAACCGCTTGTGGTTCATCACGTGCCGTCATGAGGTCGTCAATGGGCGACTTATGGACCGCTTTCGCGACATGGTGCTTCCCATGGATGTGACCTGGGCCAAGGCGTATTCTTACGCATGGTTCCCGGCCACTATCGTCGAGGCACGTTGCGATCAGTCAGACCGCATAGCTTTCCGCATTGAAGGCATGGATGCCCCTCTGAATCAACCTAAGGCCGTCGACGCAAAAGAGTACATCAAGGACGCTAACGCGTCCCGCACGGTGGATCTCGTTGCGTTCATCGACGGCGAGTGGAAACACACCCACGGGCCGATCACTACTGTCACGCCCGCTGGGCATACGCATTACGCAATGTCTACCACTGATGGTTGCTGCAGGGCGGCCGTCTTTACGGCGGACGGTAGAGTCATCGGAGGTCATTACCACCCGGGGCTCACCGTCAACGGCGTTACCTGCCCGGGTGCGGAGCCTGAACCACTGACTATTCCCCCAAAGTGGGACAAGACGTACAAGCCTGAGGCAATTTTGCGACTCCTGCAAGGGCGTTCCCCCCAGAACGTCTACAAGCTCCACCGCGTGGGTAAGACCGCAGGGCGGGTGGAGAAAAGGAAGATTTTCACCCTCAAACGGGGCGTTTCAGAACTCGGCGTGGAACCCAAATGGGTGTTGGCTAAGCCCAGCACGGACATGCTCCACAAAGAGATCCATCGCTTCGCTGAGCCCGCCGAAATGGTGGGCGTTGATGACGAGACTTTCCGAGCCGCCATCAAGGTGGTCAATTCCTTGGAATCCACTGCGTTCACTACGGTCGCTATCCCTTCCGCTCAAGACATCGCTGTTGTTGTCCGCGAACTAGGTGCGAAGGCCCACACTTCCGCCGGTGCTGCTGGCGAGTGGGACGATCAACACAGCTTTGTATGCGATGCGGGTGGCGGTAGTTTTGAGCAGGGTGTCGCTGTTCTCTCCCAAGAGATCCATGACTTGCAATCATGGATTTGCGTTCATGGCACGCAGAGTCCCCCGGTGGATCACCCACTGTACCAAGTCTACCAACTCAATTTGGTATGGACTGTCCAGGGGAAGAAAGACGGATATGCCCACGCAGGCGAACACCCCAAGGTCGATGTCGGACGCAGCATTCAGGCCCCCTCGTTCCACATTAAAGTCTTGTGGAAGGCTATGATGGGCCGTGCTGATGAGAAGTGGGGTAAGCGGGATGGTATATTCCGCACTGGGTACGACTTCAACCGTCCCACCCCCACCTTTCACGTCCGTGAGTACTTGAGGACCCTATTCTCACTCGCGCTTGATGAGAGTGCGTATGATAGGTACATCCCTCGCGTTGTGCAGCGTTCATGGTTCTTTCAGCACCTGCCGTACATCGCGCGGGGACTTCCCGCCCCATGGCTCCAGTATATGGAGGATGTTACCGGCGATTCCATCATGCGCATGACCGATGGCACCATTTATCAGAAGCACCATGGCAACCCTTCTGGGTTCATGAACACGCTCAGGCTCAATTGCTATGTGCAGCTCCTGGTATGGTGCATCATCCTTATCCTGCGCCTACGTGAGATGAATCTTCCCTGTGATGCCCAGGCGGTTGAAGCCCTTATCTCCCATCATGATACCACCAGATGGGAGTCACGACACATATTCCTCGAGCTTTGTGGAGATGATTCTCGCGCTAACGCTCTTACTGCCTTCGCTGCAGGCGTCTTGGACGCTGAGCACGATGGTGCAGCCATTGAGCGTCTGTGGGACACCCACTTCCCTGCTTGGAAAACTCGTCGTGAGGGGTTCGCCCACATGGACATGAATGCCTCACCAGAAGCGCGTCTTGCCAGCATGCCACCCCTCATTAGTCGGGGAGTGGTGTGTATGCATGGATATGCGTGGACGCCTCTACTCCAGCCGTCGCGTGCGATGAAGAGGCTGGCGCATGAGGAAGACAGATCAGTGGAATTGCAAGTGTCACTCGAGACCTCGGCGTGGGCAACCATGGCGCTGCATTTAGCCTGGAGCGAATCTGGAGATTTGCAGTGCCCGCCCCTTGAATTCTTGTATGAGTACGACTGCCAGGAATACCGCAACATGATCAACAAGATCGTGCTGAGGTACTACAACGCGGCACTCGTTGCTTGCACCCCAGTCTCAATCCTCGAGCAAGAGCGTCTTGGATGACGCACCCACAGACACCGCGACCCCACGGCCTAACCTTACACCGTGAAATCAAACCACTGTTGCAACTCACAGTGGGGGTTGGACACCCCGCGGGATAGGACAGAGGGACGGTGGACGGCCAAATCGCACAGCTTGAAATAACCATCCATCACAATGCCTGGAAAGAGCAAACCACGAGCAAAGCGTCCCAAACAGCAAAAGAAGAAGGCGCCACGTCCCAAGGTTTCACCACCTAAGGCCGTGCGCTCCTCTGTTCAGTTATCTGAGTGCGCCCAAAAGTTCATATACGCTGTGTCAGACCCATGGTCGTCAAAGGCGTTGGGTGCTTGTCTCCCAATCGATCCAGTACGGCCTAGCCAGAAGATCTGTCAGCGCATGCGCATCTCTACCACCATTGGCACGAACGGTGGGTGCTTCTGTCTTGTATCACCAACTGTCTCTAATGACCGTGCGTTTGCCTGGTACAGCACCGGCACTTACGCTCAGTCTGATGTGGCATCGTTCGTGGTTACTGGCATCGACGCCACCAGTACTGCTGGTGTGTCAGTTGCCAAGATGGGAGGGCTCCCGTTCGCCACCGGCAATTTAGTTGATGACACCTACAGGACCGCTTTCCGCATTGTTTCGGTCGGCGTTTCCGGTCAATACATCGGCACGCCCCTGAACATGGCGGGACAGTGGGTTGGTTACATCAACCCCGACGGTGGCAATCTCAATTCCAATGGCGGCACAGCTTACAACATCCCAGCTTTGTCTAATTTGCCTGGCTTTAAGACAGCTTCGGTCACCAAGTCTAAGTTCACTTTGGTTACACCAGCTCTGGATCTCGACGGCCAAGCTTGGTTTCGCCCCGCTGAAGAGTACATCGCCAATCGTACTGGCACTATGTGCTACCCCTGGGCGCATGCTACCATCCAGAGCGGGACAAGCGTTGGTGCTGCAATTCAGAATGGTGAAGCGCCTATTTTGTTGATGCTGACTGGTGGTGTTGCTGGTCAGGCCGTCGTTTTCGACGTCATCATACATGTGGAGATGTTGTCGAAGACGGCCTACCTCACACCATCACATTCTGACGAAGTTGCCGCTAAGGGCATCATCGACCTTGCTGCTAAATCCAATTCTTCGCCATCTTGGCATCCCAGCGCACCCGCTCTCATGAATGGACTAGCTTCCATCTTGCAAGCTGGCACGCGCGTGGTAACCACCATGGGCCCCCCCTTGGTCCGCCAGATGGGCAGGTTGGCTATTACGGCGGCCCCGTTGGCCATCATGTAGACGTTTTCTAACCACAGACACTTCCACCTTGAAACACCTGTCGTTGCCTTTCCTTTTCTCGCTGAAAATTCCTGCTGCCCTCGGTGATCCGATTTGCAGGGACTTGTCCAGGTGCAGCCTGGCAAGGTAAAAACATGGCCGCTCCTCTACCCCGGACCTCTG